ATCTTCTTTGGTAGGTGTATTTTTTTTACAGTGAAGACATGGGGTGTATGAAAATTTATCAAAGCATTCAATATTTGCAGAATAGGATGTAAAAAATTTTCCACATATTCTGCAATATGTTGCGTCTTCATCGTTTAAGGTATTGCATTGAGTACATGATTTCCTCATTATAGGATGTTCGATTGATTTTTGTGGCAGTACTTTTTTTTGTTTTTTAGCGTATCGTATTCTTATATTTTTGAATAAATCAGAATTATCTCTCATTAGAAAGACGAAACATTGTAAAGCTAAATCAACGTCTGTTTGAGCGTTATGTAGATTTGAATAGTTAATCTGAATTGAATCTTTTGAAATGGCATTACAAAATTCTGCTAATTCTATGAGTTTGGGATACTTTTTGTAACCCCAGTATTTTTTCCCTGCCTCCATTGTGCACCATAAATTTTTTCGTGCTAATGGTCTATCATAACCCCATCTTTTAATTTCTGTTTCTATAACTTGAAAGTCGAACTTTATGTTGTGAGAGATTAACACTTCGGCATTAGAAGCATCTTTTAAGAATTCATCAAAAACTTCATTTGGTTGTGAACCATGTATTTTGAGGTAGATTTTTGATAAACCATGTACTTGTTGTGCGGAAGGAGAAATTTTACAAGAAGGACATAAATAGAATGATTTAATTTCGGCATTTTGATATCCCATTTTTAATAGAGACCATGATATTTGTACTATTTGTGGGTATGACTCGTAATTTTCTGGTGAGTCATTCGTTTTAAGTAATCCGGTTGTTTCCAGATCAAATATTAGAAAACTACTATCCATTAGTTTCCTTGTTTTGATTTTGCGGGGATAAAGTACGAATAATAATTTGGAAAAGAAAAACGGGATAGGAATATCCCGTTTTGAGGCTGAATTACCGGATCGTCATCCGGGTGGCGTTGATAACCCGATCGGCGTAGTGGTCGGCAACGATATCGGCGAGTGTTTCAATTTCTTGTGATATTAGCCCGTTGAACCAGTCCACGGGTTTACGTCTGATTGGTCCTGCCGTGGCGACGAAAGAGGTTCTTTTGTCGTGTTTGTTAATCCCGATTCTCTTTTTCTGACCGCATAAAACAACTCCGTTTTGCATGACGTAGCCTCGGCCAACACCTTTCTGCCAAAACACCCCGTGTCGTGCGAACGAGAATCCAATACAATCAATTTCCCCGTCACTTTTGTACGTTTTTTCCCCGATGGAGTCTCCTAGGGATTCGTGATCGTGAGAAGTAGATTTGGGCGAGGGATGTTTTAGTCTTCTGGCGTTGAATATCGTTTGGTTCCGGACACGTTTTCCCCAGCCGGCAACGTCCTTGTTAAAGGCTTGAATTTGTTGGTTTATATCAGTCGTTGTCATTTTTCATGAGTTTAGCTTGGCAAATGATGTTATTATGAGAGAATTCGAACGTGAATTGAAACGGGATGTATTCCTGGTTCAATACCCTGACCCTACGTGTTTGTTCTTCCGGGGTTCCTTCTTGCGGGTTAAATAAAGTGAGGATCCGGAACACGTCCTCTATGTTCACTCGAAAAGAGAACGTGTACGTGTTGGCCGTGGAGATGAAATCGTACCAGTTTTTTAAATACTTGTTGTACGCCCCGTCTTCGGCTTCCAGGTCAAAAGAGAACATATTAGATAGTATGGAATACCCCATGTTTGCCGTCGTGGCCCCGTAGGCGTCAGTCCTTAACATGCAGATCAACTTGTCGATTTTGCTCGTGCTTGGCGAGTATAGGGCAGAGACACCTCGTTCCGGGTAATATGGATGTATGGCATTCTTGTATTCATCCATGGCGATTGGTTGTAACTTGATATTGATACTTTCTTTTTTCGTGTACTTGTGAGTGACGAGGGGTTTGTAAGTGTCGGCGGTTCGGACCCATTGTAGGGTGTTGTCGACGATTTTGGATTCGTAAAAGCTATTAATGTTTTTGATTTTAACGAGTAGTTTTTCACGAATCGGGGAGGGGAGTTCTTTTAACGAGTTGTACTGGCCTTCATAAGTGTAGCCGTTCATGTTGAATTCATCTATATCGTATTTTAACTCGTGTGATAGTGGTTCCTTGATCTCCATGTCAGGGGTGTCCGAGATATATTGTTCCGTTAAATCTAGTACCTTCGTTTTCAAGAGATCTTTCATGAAAACGATTTGCAGTGTTTTATTAGTGAAATCGAACAGGTATATGAAGCCGAGTAATTGTTTGAAGGATAAGAGAAAGTCACTACATGAGATTTCGGGAAGGTGATTCACGGGGTTTATTTCTTTCATGTAAGTGTTGAGATCCGTGGTAGATGAGTTAATCCGGCGTATCTCGATATATCCTTCCGTGATCTCGTAGTTTCTCAAGATGGCGTTACCCTTGCTATTGTAAGCATACATCTCGAAATATAGCCAGTTTTCCCCGGGTTGTTCGAAAATTTGCGTGAAACAAATATCGATGAAAACGTCAATTTTATCACGGTAATTGGGATCGTATTCAACTTTAACACGGTTGATTTCTTTGCGGGTACCGTTTGGGTTTCCTTGATGTGCCGTGTAGACCATGGATGCTTCAACGATCATTTGTGTATTTTCGGGGTTGGAGTGAGAGGTGAACTTGGCTTTGGCGAAAATACTGATTTCGTATTCTCCCGGGGTGGCGTAATACTTGTTAAACCGGATGCTGTTCGTGGGGTCATCTGTGGCAGTAAGGATTAAATTCGTTTTTCCAACGAGATTCGAGAACGCGTAGTTTTCCACGGATAACTGGTCAAGGGTGTAATTGTTGAAAAGAAGGAGTTCTTTGAAAGAGTGATCGAAAGAATTGAGAATCTGGTAACCTTCCGACTTGAACATGGTCTCGATGATGTATATGGCGTGAAAACAGGGAATGACCGTGTTCACGTTCGAGCTGGTATTCTCGATATTCATGGCGTTCACGATTTTTCCGAAGTCTTGGTTGTCTGCCGATTCTCCTTCCCCGTAAAGGTTCGGGGCGTAAATGGAAGGAAAAGAGAGCGTGAATGATTTTTGTTTCCTGACCTCGTTGACGTATTCTTTCATGCTTTTACTACCGAGTAAGATTCGGTCATAGGTAAAATCGGTTATGTTTCTATCACCGAATTCGGTCGGTAGTTGTTTGATGGAGGCTGCGCACCTGAATTCCGTGTTTATTTGCGTGACGATTAATTTCCCGGAGAATATCCAAAATCCCTCGAATCTCATCTTCCAGTTGTATTCACGGTATTTGTTTTTTACTTCAACGTAATTGGCGTAGTTGAAAACTTCTTCGTTTTGGGTGACCGGGACGTTAAAATAATAAACGATGCTGGAGGGGATCACGTCTGATTCAAATGCCGGGGAATTGATCTCGACCCGGATCTTTAAATCGGAGGGTAAAACCAAAGGTTTGTTATTGATGAACATTTCTATCATGACAGCTATTTTTGTTACAATGATAGGTATTGAGAAGCAGGATAAAAAGGACAGTTTTTTTGGGGAAAGATATGTTCTTTTTTTATTAAAGGGGTATCCTTTCTCCGGATACCCCTGCCAACGAGAGATTCGTTGACGCCTTGCATTTCACACACAGCCGTGTCGCATCTCCGACATTACCAAGTCTATAATTGCAAAATTTTAAGCATGAAAAAACGTACCCGCTTAATCTCACTGCTCCCCACGGTGGAACGATCGGAACAGTTCAATTAAGACGGGTACGTACACGTTATATATACGTACCACGTCTCCCCAAAGATACTCGATCGTTCCACCGTGGGAGTATCAATGGTTGTGTAGTACACGTTAATCCTTTTAAACCAGGTGAAATCTCCTTCACCCGGTACAAATGTATAAATAATTTCTAAAAATAGTATAACTCGGGGCCAAGAACACGTGAAAAGACTTGTATTCAATCCCGTGTTTACCCTAATTTATTACCGTATAGAATCCTGAATTATTTTTGATGCCTTTTTACGCCATCGTTACATATCAAAAAGTTGGAAATGATCGAGAGTTAAAATTTATACATTATTCCCCAATTTAAACCAACCGGTGCCCATTCTACTCGACACCCCAAGTTGTGATAGAAAAATCCCCCGCCGATACTAAACGAGTTCAGGGTTAACATGGAGACCGACACGAATGGAGTAAAAATATCATTTTTAGTGATCTTAATTTCCTTGTGAACGGGAGTAAAAGAATAGTCGAGTTGTTGTAACTCGTTATATTTCACAAGTAAATCTATCGAAAACCTGCCATGCTCGTTATCGAATAAGGTTTTCTTGTAACTTCGTGTTAAGTTCCAATCTCTCACTGTTTCCGCTAGCGTGGCCTCACGATCCACGATAGGAACATCTTTAAAAATGGTGTCTGTTTTATAAATGTACTTGTATTTCAATTCTCCCGCTAGGTAAACGGTATCACAAACGAGGTGGGTAATCGTGTCATGGATCGTTTTACCCTCCACGTGATGAACGGTTTCTTTTTTTTCCACTGTTCCACGACCGAAAGAGAATCCAATCGCGAAACAAGCCATACAACACACGACTAGAAATTTATTCATACTGCTCTTGTTTCGTCATCAAAATACCCGACCCATTACACCCCTCTCCCCGGGATTATCTAGATGCCCTCCTTTCAAAAAATCCTCGGTTGCTTTCTTCTGCCAGTCATCCGGGATGGTTACAATCTTGGGGTTCAATTTTGTCCGAGCCAAAATATCATCGAGATTATTACAACGTGATAGCAACAAAGATGTTCCCCCTGTTTGTTGAACATCCCTATTTATGGAAGATAATTCTTCATTTCGGGAACACACGCCAATGGAGGACCCTCGATGAATTGTTTGCTCACTTGCATTCACAGGCTGATGACAGTTACGCTCTCCCCCTTCAAAAACTGAATACTCTTTTGCTTTCATAAAACTTGCTATTTTACTGTTATGGTTATTTTTTCCCCGGCCACCATCGCTTCCTCCAGTACACGTATTAATCTTAACTCGTAACTTGTCGAGTTAATCACTCTTCCGGGTATCCTGTTTTCTCCCACGAGAATACACCCGGATGTGTCCTTGTCTGTATTACCCTTGTGAATTCTTATACCCGTGAAGTGGGGAACATTCAAAAGCAAAGGCAATTTCCGTTTAAATTTCGCGGACACGTTCACGATAACCTCGTAGGTTCCTGCCGGGATCGCCGTCTCGTTCATCACCTTCTCTTCCTTGTCCAAATCCCGACAACGATCTTCCAAGGTGTCACAGAAATATTCCCCGTCCACGAATAACCGACCAATCGTGTATAAAGGTTTCTTCGCTATTCTATTTAGTTCTAGTTTCATCATCGAGTTTTTTTAATTTGTCCAGTAACTGTTCCGCCGTTTTAGCGTCGGCACATTGAATTATCGCCCGGATAGCGTCCGGCAGTTTCGCCACCTGGCTCTTCTTTGCCCTCTCGTTTTCCCAAACACTTCGGCCCTCGATCAACACGATAGCGGCCGTCACGAGCATCGAGGCGAAAGGTAACGTGTACCAGTCTATGCAACTCCCGATCAAGTCAAATATCAAGGCCATGACTTGTATTCGCCAGTAATCCCCAAGCTTCGAAAAAGTTCTCCGCAAACCGCCAGAATAAATCTTCTCTCCCCGGGCTTTAGCACTATCCGTACCTGCCCACAAGTCGATACAAACAGCGAGAACCATTATAGCCCACATCGCCAGTATAATGTACACTTGCGATTGAATAACGTTAAAATCACCTGTTACAAAAAATTCTATCATTACTCGCCTCCTTTTATTTCATTATTTTTCAATATTGCATTATTTGTTACTATTTTCGCGTATTGAAAACTCTAATTATGGAGGGAACAAGTACCGTGATGGAAAAAGTTCCCCCCTTTTTTTATCACCTTTCCTTGATCGTGTTGTAGAACTCCATGATCGGTTGCTCCAGCAACGTCAAGAAAACGGGTGACACCGGACCACCACTGATGGCTGTGAAAGAGTGATTCTCGCAGTCGTAAGACCCGCTAAAATTCAAATAATCGGAACGCCGTGAATTCTCGTCCACGAAATGCCCGTCGCAACTAAAAGTCACGATACCGGGGATGTTGTTCTCGTACTCCGCCGAAAAATTCACGTTGATCCCTTTCAAAATAACCGGGATCGTGGTTGTCGCTACTGTCTTGTAATTAATTTCCATTTCCTATAATTTTCAAATTAAACGTTCGTGTTCTTTATCTTGCAATAAGAATCGATAAGCTGCAATGGAATCGTTCCCGCTTGATCCATCTCGTCGATCCTCTCTCTCAGTACCGCTAACTCGGATTCCTCGAATACCACATCTATGGTCTCTGTGATATTGTTTATAATCGTTTCTTCATTCAAAAGTTCATGACGATCTATCTCCTCCGGGGTGAAATTCACTTTTTTGGCGATTGAATTGAACAACATACCTTTTATGATGTTAGCCTGATCAGGAATGAGATTCTTAATGGCAAATCTGTCTACAAATGTCAGTTTCATACTCGTTAATTTTACATGTTCGATATTAATTCACTTCTTACAATCAAGGATTCCACGTCCCAAGCCAGTTAATAGGCAGCTGGCAGGCCGTCCACTTGTACGTGTCCGTCTTCATCACGAGAACAGTATCTTGTCCACTTGACTGGACAGCCACGTACGTGTTCCCGTTGCGGTAAAATCTTTCACTTCCCGTGCATAACACGTCAAACCCTTGCGAGGCCTCGCTTGTTATGAAAAAATGGCTTCCGATTTCCATACCCGCGTACAAGTTTACTTTCTTCCTGTTACCAGTACCGTAAAGGCATATCATATTGGGATGCTCGTTACCCAGCGTTATACCCGGGTTGGTTCCCGTCATGTAAGCCCTGGAAACTCCCGACACGATGTGCGCGTTTGAGAACATTTTTAACATCCCCTGTGTCACCGCCATGGCATAAGAATTACCATTATTGGGGGCTCCCGCGATCAACGCCACTTGTTTATTACTACCCAGACCTCCATAACCTCCCCCGGACAACATGAAAGTCCCCAGCTTGGCATTCCCGGCGGTAGTCATGTCAGGATGACTACCCACGTACACTTGATGGCCGCTATAACTGAAATTTAACTGGGAACCAGATAGAGCCAGGTTGCTACCCCTTAGCCACGATCCCTCGATAGCGAAAGGACCGAGCTTGTTCGTTATCCCTAATTTTAACAGTTCCGCACCTCCCACAACCCCTTTCAACCCCCAGTCACTAGCGCTATTATAGTACATGCTAATATAGTTACTAGCATCCTTGTAAGCTTTAAATGATTTCTCCGAATCCGTTGATGTTACCTTTACCCCCGGTCCCACACCAAAGTCTTTGCCGCCAATTATCTTGTTGTCGGCAAACGTGAAACCGATAACGGAAATCATATTGGCCGTGATAACGTTAGCCTTTAGGATGTTCGTTCTTAACTTGTCGATAAAAGCGTTATTGGCCGCCAGCGTGTTGACATCTATAACATCCGCGTTAATAAGCCCCGCTTTTATTAGCGGACCTTTAGTTAAAGCGTTCGCCTTAAGTGCCTCGAAATTCGTAAACCCAAGCTGTACCGCGAAAGAATCTTTCGTGACGATTTCTATATCGGCATACCCGTCCGACGTTTGGTCAAAGACAGTTGCGTAATCCACGAACCACTCGCAAGGGGCGGCCTCGGTTGTCACCGGGCCAGAAAGGTAAAGGTGATTCACGGTGTTAAAAGTTCCGGTTGGACCGCAAGTTTCCTTGAAAATATAAGTCTCGTATTTCCCCGTTCCCACCATGGGGGTTAGAAATTCTTGCTTGTAACCAGTTCCATGTGAATTATGAGCGTTTTTAAGCGTGTACCCGACGGGTATTTTGGCACTAACTTTAACGATGAACACGGCATTCGCTCTCGATTGATTCCCGAAGTAGAATCCTCCTAGATGACCTGTTGACGTGCCACCATGACACTTGATGTACAAGCACCAATCCGATTCCGAGTACGGGGAACCCGCTAGTTTTTCCTTTATTTGGGCCGCCTCGGTGGATGTCAACGATCCCGCTTGATTTTGACCTGTTGATTTTTTCGTGCGAGATATTACCACGGTTCCCCCGCCATTTTGCGCACCATAAGTTCTAGTCCCGTTTAACCCTACTTTAAATTCCGGGTCTTTATACAACATCTTCCCGTTGACAGACTCGCCGGGTATCCCTTGGGTTCCCGTGTTACCCATCTTTCCCACGGAGTAGATTGTCGAACTAGTTCCATTCGTGTAACTAATTACCGTTTTCGTCCAAAGGAAAGAACCCGCCGACACCGATGGAATCGTGCCACTCCATGCCCCCGTGGGGGCGATAGTACCAGACGTTGATGCTTGATAAGTTACAGTCGTGCTACTTACCCCGTTCCCGGCATTACCATTAGTCCCGTTCGTGCCCATCCTCGCCACTGAATACACGGTACTCTTCTGGTTATCCGTGTACGTTATCTCGGTCTTGCTCCACAAGTAGGAACCAGCAGGTACTGCCGGAATGCTTGATGACCACGTGCCTGTTGGCGCGGTGGTACCGCCAGTACTAGATTGGTAGGTCACGGTCGTGCTTTTCACGCCCTTCCCCGCTGCACCCTTGTCGCCCTTGTCTCCGGTGGCACCATGAGTCCCGATGATCACGGGTGTGCTAGTGTATTTACTATTATCCGTGTACGTGACAATCTCGTAATTCCACAAGTACTTCTTTGTCGTTGTGGTGACTTGCATCCCGGTCGTCCATCCCGACGTGGATGTTGTCACGCCACTTGCACTAGCGGAAGCGAGGTAATACTCGGTGATCGATTTAATCCCCACTCCCGTGGCTCCGGTGGCTCCATGCACCCCGATCACCCGCTTGTTCGTTTCCGTCGTCGTGCCATCCGTGTAGGTTATGATCTCGTAATTCCAAAGGTATCTATTCATCGTCGTCGTGGATGGTACCGTGTCTGACCACGACGTGGGGGCTGTCGTGTTGCTTGACGAAACGGCGTACTTGTTCGCCACCGATCTAACACCACGACCGATTATGCTTGTCCCAACCGGCTTCGGCCTACTCGTTTGCGGGCTTACCGATTGCGTGTACGATCCACTGGTCCACGTGTACCCGTCGGGCCTTGGTGTCCACGTGACGGGAAAATCAGTTTTCACGTGATACTTGCCCCCTCCACGCAGGTACAAAACCGGGATGCTTGAATACGTCATTTGCCCGCAACTCGCCGGGGACTCCGGGCAGAACTTGAACGTGTCAGCGTAAATTAGAGTTTGCGCGTCAGTCGTTCCCCACCCGCTCGCTTGCATGTCGAAATCAAAGTCAACCGAGAAACCAGAGGCATGAGTACTCCAAGCCGGTTTAGTTCCACTATTAAGCGCCACCGAAACGCATATCCTGTTGTATCCCATTCTTTGCAAAGCCGTACCGGTAAAAGGTATCCACTTGTCAGCGTCATAGGAGGACGCGTCCAACCACACGTCAGTTTTCCAGTAATTTTCCCCGGATTTCGCTTTCGTGACAATAAATGTTTTCTCCACATAGAAAGAAGTGGATTCAAGATAAACTTTACAAGTGTATGACGCCGTGTCCGCGTTCATGGCTGTACATGTTATCTCGTCATTACCATTTAATTGAAATGCTCCGCCAACACTTGTTAAACTAACGACATAGAATTGCCCCGTCGTTGCCCCGGAATGAACTGCCGCTAATTTAGAAGTCCCCTTGTAGGCAGTTATCTTCGTTTTCGCCTTCGCCAATTCTCCCGGTAACGGATTCCCGTTGGCATCGCAAGCCACCGTGTGAGCCTCGTTGGTTAGCAGGATCGTGTAAGCGTCTTTCCCCGCCGCTCCCGTGCTTCCCATCTTACCCACGGAGTAAATTGTCGAACTTGTTCCATTCGTGTAACTGATTACCGTTTTCGTCCAAAGGAAAGAACCTGCCGAAACCGGGGGAATGGTGTTACTCCACGTCCCAGTCGGTGCGGTCGTGCCGGAAGTTGAGGCTTGGTACGTCACCACCGTGCCGCTTACCCCGTTCCCGGCGTTCCCGTTAGTACCATTCGTTCCCATCCTTGCCACGGAATACATCGTGCTTTTAGAGTTATCCGTGTACGTTATCTCGGTCTTGCTCCACAAGTAAGAACCAGCCGCCACGGGTGGAATACTTGCTAACCATGTTCCCGTGGGTGCCGTCGTGCCGGAGGTAGAGTCTTGATAGGTTACCACTGTACTTTTTACCCCCTTGCCCGCCACTCCGGGCTGCCCTATTGCACCATCCGCTAACTTGGCAAGCGTGAAATTATCCGACAATTTCTCGTCACCGTTACATACACACCGGAATGTTCTCGTGTAAACACCGGGAGGAAACAACGTGGTGTTACCCGGTGCAACCGAATAAGTCGAGGAGGTCGCCCCGCTTATGTTCGTCCAAGTGCTGCCATTTAAAAATTGCCACTGGTACGACGTCGGCGTGAAATTCCTCGGGAGTGCCATTAAAAGGATGCTTGCCGGGGTTGGGGTACCCGTGTAAGCCGCCTCGTATTTAAACACTTGAGAGGGTGCGGTTATGTCTACTGTTTTGGCTATGGCGTCTTGAATTTTTTCCTCCAACCCCTCGATAACATCAGAGAACTCCCCGTTTTTCGTGAATATTCCCACCCGGTTACTCCCGTTCGGGTCTTTACCCACTCTAATAGCCCATTTTCCCGAGAGCGTGTAACTATCCACCCCGGCGTACATCGTCATCCCAGCATCCTCCGACATCGAGGAAATAACAAGGATCCAAGAGAGATTCGGGTCCGTCCTGTGTCCGAATTGCGCCAGTTCATCCCCCACCTCCGGCACGTCAACACCGTCCCGGTCTGTCTTCGACAAATCAATATAATTCTCCCCAGTATTTGTTACAAGGTTCCAGTAATATTTTTTCTTGCCATCCCCGTACTTGTCACAACGCATCTGCGCCCCGATCGTGCAAGTGTTAACCTGTCCCTCGGATGTATCCATGTAGCAACGCCAGTAATCGCCATATTCCTCCACCTTGTTGACCTTCATTCCTGATGGAGAATACACGTCTTGCCCTCCACGCCAAAATACCTGTGCAATGGCGAGTGCCATCACCTCCATGTAATTCCGTACCGTCAGTTTCCCGGTAGTGAAATCTTCCGTCCCAACCATGCCCGTGCCAGCACCAAGAACACCGGGAATGAAATCCGCCGTTTTGAAACCTTCCCGAAGGATTAGTTTACGGAACTCCGCGTCACCCATGGCGTCTATTATCCATCCTTTTACCTTGGTTTCGAATTCTGTAGATTTAAGACTCTTAAATTTCACATCATCGAAAGTACGAAGTGCCTGATTAAACCAGTCTTCCCAAGCGTGTTCATTAAATAGTTTTGAATCGGGTACTTGTTTAACAGTTTTGATTACTTTCAATAAGTCATCCCATACAGTTGCATTACCATCAGCCATTTCTCTGTTGCGGGTTACTGCTGGACGAAGTTTTCCCCGAGTTTCTCCAATTTCGAGAGAGCCTATTATTTTTTGATTTCCAACAAACTCGTTATCTGCCGTTAATTTAGCGAAATTACTTAAATCAACGAAATCATTAATGTCTACATTTACGTTTACAGAAACTTCGATTTCATGTTTTTCCCAGTCAAAGCCGTTCCAGTAGATTACTGCGAGGGGACTGTTTATAACAAGATCTCCGAAATGAGGGTAATTCCCTTTCTTTGTTGCCAGGTAAAAACATTTGATAGCCGGGGATTGTTCCGGTATAGTCTCGGGTGTGGTGATGCCTAAAAATACGTTCGCACCGATTCCGGCCAGCGTGTCAACAAGAGTTTTTAGGATACGATTATGTTCCGCGGCGTCGATTTTCTCTTCGGACGGTAATCGACGATGAATATAGTCGATCAATTGTTTTAATTCTTCCAGGCTAGTCATAATCTTCATTATAATCGTTATCTGAATAAGATTCGCTTGCACCAACAGAAAGGAATATCAAGTCTTTTTCAAAGGCTGGGGAATACTTGAACGTGAATGATTGAAGATCTTCCTTGTCGTTAGCAATATCAAAAGTTCCTTTGTCTATATTGATAGCGATGAAAGATTTTTTCCCCACGAGGAACACGGTTTCACTGATGGCCATTTCCTTGCATACTTCTGCTAATTTTCGGCTGATATATCCGGTCGAGGCCTCGAAAATATTCGTGTACCCGGATACGAATGTCGTGATGTTGTAACTATTTGCCTTGTAATCCATGGGCAGGTATTTTTGGAAGGCTTCTCGTTCCACTTTTAGTGAATCGGATTGATATTCCGTGATTATGGTATCAATACCCCCGAGTAGATTTCCAAACAAGAAACAACGATTTGCCGGGTTGCCGGGAAACACGTTAAATGTTATTTTCTTGAAAGCGATCTCGTGAGAAGAATTTTCAACCCATATAGTGTAAGAAACAAGTGAAATACCTGTTTTCGCGAGGTTCAAGTGTTTCAAGCCAGACGGGATGGCGAACACGTTGTATTCCGTGACAGAGGTGAAAGTATGCAAGTCTATCGTGTTTTCAGTTCCATCCGAATACCGGGCAGATAGTTTTGTCGTGTAAGTGTCCGGAAACAGGGTTAATACCACGAGATAATGAATTTCCCCGGGGTGGGTGTCGATTGTTTCCGGGCGATGAGACAAGTAGTTTTTGCCTTGAATAATGTAATCCTCGATTGTTTCGAGGGGATAATTATAGAAATTCAAGCGACACTTCATTGCAGTTAAAATACTCGTTTCTTTCATCGCTGATTGATTCCCATAGTATTCCGAGAATAGGACCTTGTAACGAAGCGTGGATTTTAAAAGACGGGTAACCCGGGAATCCTCGAAAGCCGGTAGCTCTGTTTGCATTCTCCGGTGAATGATAGTGCTAACGTCCAAATCTGCCACACCTGTTTCATCGGGATCCAGATTCATGACGGGCAAGGCGTGAAAAATCCCGCTGTCCGGAACCGTTTCGATTTGAATTTGGGCAGTGAGTCGATGCCCGGAAATGGCGTAGTTCCCCGCCCGAACTTTGAAGTTCATGGGATTCCCGGAAGGGGCTAGTTTAGCCGGTATTTTTAATAATTCTACTCCCATACTGATAGATCCTCTACGATTTTTGTTCTTAACGTGAAGGTGTAACGGCAAAACACGATTCCATGAGCTGGGTTCGCGAAATGAATACCTTCGATGGAAGACAGGTCGAAAGTGGTGAGCAAGGGGTGACGCTCTTTCTTGTCTTTCGCGATTTTCATGATGAACTGGTCCCCGATCGTTTCGAGGTGATCAAGGGTTTGTGTTCTTTCCTCCGCGTTATTGATATTGCAGGGAAGCACTATATTGAACCCACCTGTCCGGTTTTTTAACACGTTGTCAGGAGAGGAGCCGGAAAAGTCGAAGTCAAATCCCTCTAGCACGAGGGCCGGGTAACATGCGAACATGGCGTTTGAAAGAAGTTCATCTAACTCGTAACGTTTGAATTCTTTTATTTCCTTGTGCTTTTGTGCCAAGTCTTGGAAATAGTTCGCTATATCAGAATATTCCTGTTTCATTTTCTTCCCTCCTTGATTTTTTTTGTTATTTACTTGAAGACGGCGTTCACGGGAACTTCGGCGTATTTATCCCGGTCTTTTAAATCGTCCCCGACAATATTGTCGAACACGTCAAGCCAGGAAGAATCGTGACTTTTTCTCGTGTTAGAGTGTTTCGGGAAAACGAGGGGGTAACGTTCCGTGATCCATTTCCTGATAAGCCCGTAGTTTAAGGAGATAGCCTCTAGTGTCTTTTTGTCGAGTTTTCTTATCTTGTCTATGTTAGCGTCTGCTGTTATCTTGTTGAAACCGGTTTTAGGAGAATACAGGTAAGATACAAGTTTACATAATGTTTCGAAACGTGGATCAACGGCGTAACTCATGTAAAAAGTATCCACGTAAACGAACTGCATGAATGGCATTTCTTGTAGTTTGGGGTTCGGGGAATGAAGGATTCCCGCGGACGGGATTCGCAGGGTAGTTAAAGAGAAAGATGAGACTTTTTGATCTCGTTTTATGAAATCAAAAAGGTTGGCCAGCTCGTGGATCTGCAATAATGATAACCGTTTCACGATTCGCTTGGGTATATCTAGCATGACGGCAAGTAATTCATGATCATCCGGGTGAGATGTTAAGGCAAGGAATTGTCTTGGTGTCATCTCGGACCAACATGACGGGAAAGTCGTTTCAATGCTCTTTTCCCGGAACCAATGATGATATGTTATCTTGATGTTGTTCATGATATTTTGGTTTATATCCAAATAGTTTTCTTGTTCTTGTTATCCCTAGCGAACACGTTAATGTTTTCCGATACCCCGGAAACTTCTTTCGTGAGATGATCCATGTACCGTGAGGCGAGTTCTCGATATCGTGTGACCAAGGCATCGCTTGTCTCTTTCGATAACGGGTTTCTCTCGATAATTCCGTCCGCGGGAATCTTGTTTTCAAGCCAGACCCCCGTTTCATCAATATTCACCCCCGAATCCTCGATGGCGTAAGCCACGGCAAGGTAAACCACGATCGGGCGAATCAGTTGTAAAAGGTTGGTATCTTGCAAGACCGTCTCGTTTATGGTGATGATGGGAGAGATGTCCAGGTCGATAGCCCGGTGGATGAATGGTTGAAGGTGTTTGAAAACGACGTGTGATATTGTTTTGTAAAATTTCGAGAACACGAAACGATCCGGTATCACTTCGTGTTGCCCGGAAATGTAATAGTCTGATGTTTCGAATTCAGGGAAACGTTCCCGGTTCTTCATGAAATATTCCACGATAACATCAAGCTGATCGAAACCGTTACGCCGGAATATCTTTTTCAAGTCTTCTTCTTGGTACTTGTACAAGGAACTCGTGTTTTCCCCGCTGATTCGAGTGAAACCACCCGGGAGAAGTTGCGTGTTTAGCAAGGTAAAATTCATGTAAACCATGATATTGGCCACGGCTTTCCTGCACATTTTGATCTCTTCGTTGTACGTTCCCATGTCTTTCGTTAGACGTTCGTGTAGAGCCGTGCCAAGGAGTGGGGTGAGAAAATGTTTTTCCGTGTCTTCCAGTAACGGGATTACTCGTTCAAGATCGTAGTTCGAGGCGAACGGGAGGAATTCTTGAATTTCCCGTAAAAGGGTCGTTTTATCTGTCGAGAAAATCATGATATTACTTTTTGCGTGCCGGAACCGGTGTCCAGCGTGGTTAGTATCGTGTTTCTAAATCTCAATTGGATGTCTTTAATACCGTTAAATTGTAACATGGTTTCGATAGGATCCAGTATATTTTGCCTGTCAAGCCATGCCATGGCCACGTTCACAAGAAATGCTTCCCGGATGTTGCTTCCGCCTTGATTTCCCGCGTAGGTCCCGCCCGGCATCCCGGCACCGAGAACGTTCGGGTTTACCATGAGCGAGAACAATATCTCGGAGTTTGCCGCGGCTGAGGTTAATAGTTTATCATCTGCCTTGTATTTGTTGTCCAGTGGTTCGATAATCCATTGCTCCTCGGGTTTCCCGTTTGTGCCGATCGTGTAATGCGTGAAAATAGCCTTGTTGGCGTTTGCCGAGTCGGTTAAACTCTCCTCGATCAGATCCATTTCTTCTTGGATTTTTTGTTGGCGGATTGATTTATCCGGGTAATCTGCTACTGGGAATCGTTTATCCCAGTAAGCGTATGGAATTTTCACGTGCCACATCCAGGTGATTTGATTCTCGTATGCTTTCGCGAGAAAGGCGGGGATTTTATTTGCCACGTCTATCCAACCCGCTAATTTTGCTGACCACCACGAAGGTAAAGGGTAAATGTCATCGTTATCCCATTCGTCTCGAAGAGGGTAAATGAAAGATTTACCTTTTAATTTGCCTTCATACCGGAGGATTTCGAGATCCGCCAAGGGGTCATAGTTATCGAGTACCGGGTAAACTTCCATGTTGCGAGAGTTTACATCAGGCCATTCTCCGGAAACAATACAATGTTTTATTTGACCATTCTCGGGTTTGGTTAGTCTGGAATGAAGGGCGTTAATGGTATTTATTCCGACGATTTTGCTACCGTCTTGATTGGGGATAAGTTGTGGAAAGGATATCCCGAATTTCAAGATATCCCGGTAACTGTTGGCAAGATAACGGCGGATCATGCGGGATTGCATGAGGTTGATGATCTCGGGATGATTGACAACTTCGAGTTTCTCGTTCCCTTTTTCATCGTAACCACTGACACGACAAGGGAATATTCCTTGACCGAGAACAACCTTGTGTATGAATTTTAACCCGGTGTTTAAAACTCCCGTCCGGCTGATAACTTTAGAGGCTTCTTGCGGGAAGTTATTCCCGGATGCCCAAGAACAACACACGTGTTCCCCGATAGTGACTGTATTATCAACGTCTTGAATTTGCTCTGTATACTTTGTTTTTTCTGGGATTCCCGCGGTTGAAGCGAAATAGTTTTTCCCGTAGGCCATTAATGGCACTCCCTGATCGTTATATATAACTGTCGCTGCCATTAGAAAATAACGCTTAAATCGTTATACTTGATGATCCGGTCTATCCCCACGGGTGTTGGGTGAGAGATTGCGTTCCCGTTTTGGTCAACGGCAAGGATTCCCCGGCAACGGTTCGCTTTCAGATCCATGTTTAGACCACAGGAAACGGCACGAGGATAGTAAACCCGTTCCCCGTTTTTCTTGTCAAAAGTGATAGAAAAAACACGTTGCTTTCCAGTGGTTGGGTCTTCTTTTATATCGAGTTCTTTTAAAACGAGGTTTCTTTTGATTGTTGTTGCCATGTTACTCCTGTTTTTCCGCTAAAATAAAGGAGAGTGAACATGGAAAAAAGGACAGATTTTGAAGTAAAATCCCGTTCGGGAGGAAACAGGGTAGGTGTTTATCTTGTTTTTAAATGATTCTATTTTTTACGTTCATGTTGGATTTTAAAGATGTCTTG